AATATCTCTAGAGTGATCATCATCTCCACGTTGAAATCTTTGTGTGATTATAACATCACCTACATTAGTTAATCTAAGAATAGCAAGATCAGCAGCTACTTTTCTTGATCTAATGATTTTTATTTCTTGTACAGATGAATAACTATAATAATCATCAAATGCTTTTAATTTTTGAGTTCCTTGATGTTGATCTTCATCTATAAAGAAAATTTTAAAAGTAGGATAAGCACGACGCATACTTAAATCTTTTTTTCTAGCAGCAGTAGATAGACCAGCAGCATAAGTAGAAAAAGTATCAGTAAAATCATTTTTAGCTGCTGGAGGAATATATTCTTCTTCTGTAGCAGAAGGAACTGGTACTGATTGGTTACCAGCAACAGTTAAATCAGATTCAGGATCGTAATAAGTTTTTGTTTGTGCTCCTTTATTAGGATCCATTGTAGTCATTGCTTCTGCATAAGGAGACATCATGCCAGCAATAATACTATCTCCATTTAAATTATCTTTATTTGGTCCTAATTCAATAGTATCCTGAGGTGGTTTTGCTTCTTTTGGATGAGTATAAGAACTATAGATATAAGCTTTAGCAGCTTCTCTTACTGCTAATCTATCTTGGGTATTACTAGAAGAATCAGATAAAGTAAAATTAGTTGTAGTAGAAGACCAATCTAATGCCATGTTTAGAAAACCGTCTATTTTCTTTTGCTCTGGTGTCATAGCACTTGTAGTATCTAATTCATCAGGTCCACCTGCTGCATCTTCAAATATCTTTCTATTCTGAACAGCTTGATCAGAATTGCCATATTCTTTGAAATTATCTATATCATCACCATCATCAAGAACTGCACTAAATCTATTCATACCCCAAGCTAAAACATAATTACCAAAGCCTTCTATTGCTCCATGAAAATTTGAACCACCCATTATTGTTCCACCAATACCAAAATAATCATATTCACTACCAAAAATTTCATTAAGATTAGACTTATTTTCTCTAACTTTCATAGAATTTTGAGAAACACTATTTCCTCCAAATAAAATTTTTCTTACATATTCATGAATAGAACGAGCTTCATTCGTTAAATGACTACGAATCATATTCTCTGTATTTTTAGGATTATTAGATTCATCTAGAACTGCATTTTCTATTGAATCATCATATATAAAGAAATCAGGTGGATAAGAAACTCCTACTTCACCATTACCTTTTGCTAATCCAGCAGTAGTTAATTCTGGTGGCATTCCTAAATCTGCATAACATTCTCCTACTTCAGAAAGAAAAGCATGTAAGATTCCTTTCCAAGTATTCTTACCAAAAATATTTTGAAAATTATCCGCATCACCTACTTGATCATTAACAAATCTTATTACAGATTGATTTATCTCAGCAATCATATCTCTATATACAGAAGAAATTATACGAGTTTGTTCTTCTTCATTACTTGTAGAAACAAATCCGTATGGACAATTTTTACTATTGCTTCCTTGAAGAATACCAAAAGATTCTGTTCCTAATTCATTTTTTATATAGTTAGCCCATGTAGATCCAGGAGAACTACCAGGCCGTTGTATATTTAAATTTGGAAACTGGATACTATATTCTTGAAGAATAGATACAAGTCTTTTTATTGCATCAGCATACCAAGATACTCTTCCAAATTTTGTTTCTGTATTCGGTTCCCATTTACCGTCTTTCCAAACTAATACATCTTTTGTTGGACCAATTCTATGATTTTCTTTCTTATGATATAAATACCTTTTTTGACTATGACGTATAAGATGAGGATCTTCTGTAAGTTTAGCTTGCATATTATCTCCACCTGAATATCCAGATTGAGACATTCCTAGATATGCTAAAACACCTACTGATATATTTTTACCTTTCTCTTCTAAAGGTACATATTGCTCTTCATTACTTTTTACTTCTCTCCAATATATCTTTGTCATCATTTGTTTAATAATGGCTCTTTTTGTATCTATATCTAAACCACCAGCTAATGCAAAATCTTCTTTTGGAATCTCATAAGCAATCCAACTAACAACAAGAGAATGAATATCTACACCTTGAGAAGAATCAACTGAATTTTCTATATTAGTAATAACAATTTCTTTTATACCTGCTAAAGAAAGTACATTATTTATTCTATCTCTATTATTAAGATCTATAAAATCTACCTTTAAAGTACCGGCACCTTCTATATAAGGGAAAAGTCTAGCGTTCTCTTGTGATACTTGATAAAAATTTCTAAATCTTTTTAGAGATTGACGACCTGCTTGATTAGCAGCACTAAAAACAAAGATACCAGTTTTATTACCAGCACCCATAAATTGCCAAGCAGGAGCATGTTGGCCAAGAGGTTTCATAGGAGCAAGCCTATGTCCAAAGTTCACAGTAATAGCAGATAATATCATATCGCTTTCTGGATTAGCGCCTCCTCCAACAGAGAAAATATTATCACGAAAGAAAATATTACGAGTTCCACCTTTATCATGATATCTCCAGCCAAGTTGCCTCATCTCTTCGATCCAATCTTCTCTCTTATTTAGATCTTGTTTTTCAGATAGATTGTTTGTTTCTGTAGAGGAAGAAACTGGTACTGATTGATTTCCAGCAAAAGTTAAATCAGATTCAGGATCATAATAAGTTTTTGTTTGTTCTTCTGCTTTTTGTTTTACTTGGGCTTGCTCTTGTTTCTTTGCTTCTGTCTTACTTGCTGGATCTAAAAAATTATTATTATTTATATCTGTTTCTAATTTATTATATAAAGTTGTTTTTCCTTCATTATCTAAATAAGCAGCTTTTTCTCCATGTCCAGATCTATCTATCCACCATCGTTTCTTACCAACATCAAAATGACAAAATTTTGATACTGGATAATATCCAGCTCCACCTTTCTTTTTCCCCCATCCCTTCTCTTCTCTCATTCTATAGAATAATTCTTCTGTAGTTATACCTTTTACCTTTAAATCTATAGCTTTTCCTTTACCATGAGGTCCATTTCCAGATCCAATAGTCTTAATTATACATATTTGATAACCAGGGAAAAGATCAGCAACATCAAGTAGAATAGATCTAACTTCTTCTTTTAATTTCACTTCTTTATTTTTATTCTTAATTTCTTTTAAAGTAACAGCTTTTGTCCCATATTCTTCGAAAATTGATAATCCTCTAGCAAGAGCTTCTTTGAAATCCATTTCTATACGAGCATGTGTAAAATATATTTTAGTATTTTTCCCTGGTCTAGTAATTCTATTATTTCTTTGTGAAGGATTATTACTTTCTAATTCTTCTATTCGTTTATTTTGACTTCTATCAGAAGGTAAGTCTTTTGAAATAGTAGAAGTAGAGTTTGCTGCATTAAAAAAAGAAGAAACTTTATTGTATTGACCATGTCTTCCAAAGATTTTAGATACATTACCAGTACCAACTTTCGCTCCTGAAGGAGGTTGAAAGATTTGGTATTCAGTCATAGATAAGCCAATATAATCACTATTCATTTCAGAAAGACTATAAGATGGAATCTTCTCTAAAAGATGTTCTGCATAATATAACCATGCATCACTATTAGCAGGAAATACAGTTGGAGTATTAGTAGAATAATCAGAAGGAGTTAAATCTTCAAAACCAAATTCATCATATTTATTAATATCATAATCAAAAGAATAACGTCCAGTATAATCTGGTAGAAGAGCTTCTGGAACAGAAGATAATGTTTCTTTCTTTGCACCAGGAATATTTGCATTAAACCAATAATGATTAGAGAAAGGTTTGTAATTAAAAATAGATAATTGTAAATCTAAAAAGATCAAACCAACTGCTTCTCCTCCTGATCTAAGACTAGCATTATGAAGAGCAAAAATCATTGTATGGTGGTTGTATCCAATCGCCTCTCTAATCTTTATATTTTCTATAAATACAAAAGGATGTCGTATAATTTCTGCAATAATTCTACGCAAATAACTAGTTTGAGCAGTTCCATTAGGAAAAGACATAGACACGCTAACCATATCGAGACCTGTGCCTTTGGGTTCTACGATAGGAGCGTTTGAACGAAGAGTTTCAGCAACAAAAACATCTGAATCTGTCTGTACGGAAATGCTAGAGACGGCACCACTAGAAATAGGAATATCATTAATAACAAAGAAATCACTTCTAGCATCACTTAAGAAATTTTTTCTTAATTGTAATTCGCCAGCTTGAAGTAATTCTTTTCTTGGATCATTGTCTTTAAATCTACCATATTCTTGTTGGTTAGCAATATTCTTAGCTGCTTTTTCTTTTTCGCTAGGAGATATAGAAGCTTTAAAATCAGAAGTATTTTTAGTTCTTGTGTCATGCTCTAATATAGTTTTAGTAGATTCTTTGTTATCTCTTTTACTACTAACTGTTTGTTGTTCAGCTTTAGCTTTATATTCTGCTACTTGTAGTTGAATCGAGAGTGGCATTCCAGGCATATATTTATATCTCCAAGTTACATTCTTTCGTGTATTTTATTAGCCATCATTCTAGAGTCTAACACAGAGCGATTATCTTGTATACTCATTCTGGTATTAGCCCCTCCTGCTCTTGCGGCTGCCATTTGTCTCATTATTGCTTTATTATCTTTTTGAGCATCATCTGCATTATAATGACCAGATACTCTACTTGTCATTTCGTAAGCTCGTGGACTTCTTATAATACCTTTTTGAGGTGGATTCATTACTAACCCACCAGGAGGAACGATATCTTCAGGATTAATATTTCTACCACCACCAGCACCTTCTTTGTTAGGATTCGATTTTAATACTCCAGATATAGAAGGAGCAGCTCCAGCAATAACACCAGCCACTGCAGCACCAAGAAGTAAAGGTTTTTTATTCCTACCAAGAACTTGAGATACAGCTCTAACTTTTCCTTTAGCTGCAGAGAAAGCACCTTCTATAGAACCCATTTTAGAAACAGATCCACCTGTAGCTAATTTAACAGCAACATCTCTACTTCGTCCAGCTTGCATCATAGCAAATTGATCTAACATTGCATTACGACTAGCATTAGATGTACCTTTCGCAGCTTGACTCATTTCTACAGAAGCAAATATTTCTTCTGGAGTTTGCTTTAATGCATTAGCAAGATTTCTTCCCATCTGTTGAGGATCTATAGTTGTAATGACTTTTTCTCCTTCGACAGTAGTAGTGATACTTTGTTTACCTTTTCCAAAAACAGTTTCAAAGAAACCAGCTATTTTATTTTCATCTGCTTCATTAATACCAGCACTAATTTCATTAGCGAGAGTTCCTCCACCAATAGTTCTATGTTTAGAACCAATAGCTGCAGTCTCTTCTAAATGCCACATAGCTGTAGCCATATCATCATATAATTCTGGTGCATTAGATGCTATTGCAATTTTTGCTTTTTGAAGAGCAATATTAGTTTGGCCTGTTGCCATCTTAACATAACCATGAGATCTAGCTTCTTCTCTCAAAGCAGAAATACCTCTCATAGTAGAATTTGTTTGATTACCATGACGATTGATGAGTTCTTCCATACCATAATGAGTACCTAAATATTTATTATATTTAGCATTAATAGCATTATTCATAGCTCTTTGAGTTTTTTGTTCTACTCTTTCATTTCCTATTACAGAAAGAACAAATTGATCTTTATCAAAATCACCTTTCCAACCTACAAGAGGAGAAAGATCTTTCATAACTTTTTCACCATCAATAGTTATATTTCCCATCTTTTTAGGCATATAAACTAAAGCATCATCTGCTCCTTCTAAAGCTTTCATCTTTAAGAACTGAACAGATTCAGGACCTACATTAGGATGTCTCCAACCAATAGCATTAATCGCATTACCTTCTTGGAAAGAAATTTTTTGAGACTCTAAAAAACTTCTTCTTTCTGGAGAAGCTCTATTTATGAGATCATCGAACATCTCTAAACCAGTTTGTTTAGAAATACCAATCGCATCACCAAGGACTTTTTGTTGTCCTGTATTTACTTGTTGACCAGTCAATAATCTAGAGCCAAGTACTTTCCCTCTACTAGTTGCAGATTTTGCATATTCAGAATGAGTAGCAGAAGCAAGATTATTATATGCTGATTTAATAGTTCCTTCATCTTCTTGTGTTAAAGCATATCGTAAAGAAGCCAACCTACGATGAACTTGAGAGTCTAAAAGCTCACCACTATTAGTTTCTATTGTACGTTTTAACTGTTCTGCTGAATCAGTACCAGGTATATATATTTTATCTACAATACCAGCTGCTTTTCCTGCTTTACCAGTACTAAACCATCTTCCTTCTTTTGATACTAAATCATTATTAAAAGAAGATAAATCTGTAATCGAATCAGCACTAGTAATACTTTTTATTTTACTCATAAGGTTATTATCAGCACCAATAACAGAACCATGCATTTTAGCTATTTCATTATACGATCCTGGACTAATAACTCTTTCTGCAATATCAAAAGCAGCTTCAGCACCTAAAGATGGAATATTACTATAAGTTTTTTGAGAAAGTACTCTCATTCCAGCAACATCCATACTACCCATCTTGCCAGAACCACCTTCAAAAGCTAAATCTCCAAGACTAGGAGCTGACATTCCAATTACATGAGTAGCTCCTTTTATAGCTCTATTCTCTGTTTTACTAAGTGCACCAGATTTTGTAAACTCATTTGCCATATCAGAATCCATAGCACCAAAAATCATACCAAAATGAGTTCCACCTTTATCGAATCCAAGAGATTTAGCTTTATTAATTGTAGCTTCTTGAACTTCTCTTTGTAATGCAGATATAGTTGTTGATTTACTTTTACTAAAAACATTTTCTTCTAAAAATTGCATCGGACTGGTCATAAAAGATTTTGCTTCTTCACTCATGGTTCCTGTTCGATCTGCACGTGCAGCAAGCATAATCTGCATTGCTGTTACCTGCTGATGAGTTAAAGCAGCAGTATTTTTAGTTCCTTTAAATCTACTTGCTGTTAAATACATTTCTGGAGTAATTTTTCCCATTGCACGTTGACCAGTAAAACCTGTTCCAGATAACATGTTCTCAAGTTCTTGTTGAGGAACACCTTGTATCATATGCTTGACATCGCCTTGTCCAAAATATTTTCTCGCTAAATCTCCCATATCATGATATTCCTTCGTATATATCTTCAACCTACCTTCATCTAAACGTTTAAAGCCGATGATTTCAGAAGGAGCACCACGAGCAGGACCGCTATATGATTTGTTTGTTTTTATATCTATACCAAGTGTTTTTGGATCATTAATAGGAACAGGTTCTTTAAAATTAACCATTTCGTTAAATGCTAAATTATCATTAAGTTTTTTCGCAATAGCAGGATGAGTACCCATTCCTTCAGAAGCTCTGATTGTTACAGCTTTTATTCTATTATAGCTTTGTAATTCTGAAACATTTTTAGACATAAAACCCATTTCATCAGCCATAATTCCAGAAACATTAGCAGGATTAGTAGCATAAATAGTAACCAGATTAGCTCTCTTATATCCTTCATAGTCACTAAGACGACCAACATAATCATTAAGAATACTTGGATTATTACCTGACCCACCAAATCTAAATCCTGGCTGACTAGCCATCTTAATAGCATCATCACTAAGTCCAAAGTTTTCTCTTAAGAACTGAAAAGGTTGTTTTTGTGCAGGAAATAATTCTCCAATACCGCCATAAAGTTGAGATCTTATATCTCCTTGTATCAAAGCACCTTTTCCAACTGCTCCAGCTCCTGTGAATGGAGTAAGAGGTTTTCCCATATTAGCAGATAATTGAATAGCTTCTTCTAACAAAGCAGGAGTTAACTTATTACCACCAAATACTAATTGATTCATAGCCATATTCTGTTTTAATTGTCCACCAGATGTCACTAAATCTTCTGCAAATATAGCTGCTTTACCAGCTGCCTCATCTGCAGTATCCATCATCGATTGTGCAACTTTTCTATTAGCTTGATAAAGAGCATCTTTAACTGTTCTTTTATTTCCGAAATCATCTGATATAGAAGAAGATAAACTATCTAGAAAATGCTCATTGTAACTTTTCATTACAAGATTTCTATTTTTTCCAGAACCTGTAATATCCCATGCTCCTCTAGTGATATATTTTGTTGTATAATTCTGACCAGTATACATAGTCCGAGATTCATTTATAGAAAGAGGCAAAGTAATATCACCAACACCAGTAATAGGAATTCTTGCCATAGTAACTGCATCTTTACCAGAACCAATTCTTCTGAAACTAGCATTACCAATACGATCTCCAATACCATCAAGAGCTCCAAGTCGTCCTATGATTTTTTGAAATTCAGCACCTTCTTTCTTTACTAAATCTTTCTTAGTGATTATTTCATTAATACCAGGTTTACTTAAAGGAGCACTTAAAGGACTAAGTCTTGCTGTCTCATATTTTTGTAAACTTTTAGTACTTATAGAATTTACTGCTTTTGTAAAACGTGCCGTATCTCCATCTTGAGAATTAATCTCAGCTATTGCTTTATTGTATACGCTTTCTAATGTAGCTCCTTCTTTTGTAGCTATATCTGTTATTCTTCCCATTGCTTTGCGTGCTTCGGTATGTCCTATAGGGTTATTCGAATTCATTAAAGACTCATATGTCATATCTGCAATACGAGTCTTCCATATATTATGAAGAGAAGGATCAACAGATAGTTCACCTAATGCTTCAATAGTAGAGAATGCTTTTGTTGGGTATTTAGTTCCTTGCCCCATAGATCCAATGATATCTAAAGATGTTTGACCTGGTCCAATAGCAGCACGTCGAAGATCTCCCCATCTACCTTTCATAGATTTATATCCACCAACACCAAGTGCTCCAGCAGTTGCCATCCCCCATAGCGAAGAACGAGAAGAAGAATTTTCTGCTTTCCACCTATCTATAGTCACATCTCTATTAGTTGGATCAGAAAAATCTCCAAATTTATTTCCTAATAAAGCCATTAATAATCCCTTAATGTTTTTGCACTCATATTATCATAAGCACCAACAACAATACTCTTTCTTCCATCACTAATATTTACATCAAATTGGCTGTTAATATTAGCATTAATTCTACTTACCATAATACCAGAATTACCTTTACCTATAAAGGAACTTAATGTTTTAGCATTTTGTATCATTTCTGATTCTTCTTCCATCGCTGCGGCTAAACTATCCGCTCCTTCTAAACTATCATCTGCTCCGTTTATATATGGTTTTCTTGCAAGTGATTTTACTCTATCTCCCCATAAATCAAAATCATGATAATCCATACCCTCATTTGTAACATACTGAACTTGTATATCTTTTAAGTCTACAGCAGGATGCCATCCAATCCAATCAGGACCAGGCATGGTTCTAGTAGCGAAATATTCTTGCGTCTTTTTCTTCGTGATCCATTGATCATATGGAATCTTACCTTGTGTTTCTTGCATCCATTGTTTTTCAAGATTTTCTGTAATTCCATAACCACCAGTTTTTCTCATTACTGATAATTCTGCAAGTGCTTGATCATCTTCTTTAGTAGAAATACCTGCTTCTTTCTTTGCTATCAATGCTTCTTGCTCTTGCTTTGCCCATTGAGCAATATAAACTCTTTGTTCTTCTCTAGGTACAATACTAATAATTTTTTCTCTATCTTCTTCTGTTTTCGCATCAGAAAAAGCTTTAAAGAAATCTCTATGATTTCTTGGCATTGCTTGCATAACAGCAGAAGGATTTGAATAAGGATTAAAATCCCAAATACTAGGACGATATTCTTTTATGTATTTTTGTGCATATTCTTTTTCCCAATCTTGGTAGTCTTCGTCTGCTAATGCTTTCTTTGTTTTTTGCTTCTTGATATACGCAAGAGCATCGAAGTATTCTTGAACAGCTCTACGTTGTTGAACAGGCTTAGGAATTTCTTTATCTCCAAGTTTATATTCAGCCATTTCAGCTGCAGGAGAAAAGAAATTTTCAATTGGTCTGTCCCAAAAAGCATTTCCAGTTCCTATTGCTTCTGTAGCAATAAAATCTTCGATAGCAGTACGTTGTCTATAAAATTTACTAGCAGGAGACATAGGAGTTAGATATTCCATTGGAGTAGATAAGGATCTACTATAAAATTCTCCTAATTTACCACTAAGTCTTTCTCCTTTTGTATATTGAAGTTGAGAAAATTCATCTTCTAAAGGCTGTTCTTCAGTAAAACCATCTTTTGCCATAGAGCTACCATAAGGAGTATCTCCTAGCATAGCAACAGCATTCATTACAGGACCGCCAGCAGAATCTTCATATCTACGACCTTCTAATGCAGAAACAGCAAATTCTATATTGCGTCCTTTAAGTTTTTCAGTAGCAGCAGCCATAGCATCAGTCATATCACCAGTTACAGAACCAACACCACGTAATCTAACAATCATTCCTCCTAGTTCTTCTGTTCTTATTTCTCGAGGACTAAGAACTTCAGATACAGTTAGATTCATTCTTTCTAATTCTTCATCTCTAAATTGTAATTCATTAAATTCTCGTTTCTTTTTCTTGTTAATTACTTGCTGACGAGTAGTTTCTACCATATTAACTTCAGCTTCAGACATATTTTTTCTATTAGCTAATGCCATTTTCATGGTTGATCTATATTCATCACTCCACATTGCTGTGTCACCAAGAACTTTAGTTTTCCATGCTAAAGAGTAATCTTCTGGATTTACACCTTTAAGTTCTGGATGAAGAGCAGCTAAACCAGAACCTGGTAAACGTATTTCTCCTTCTTTTATTTTTTCTATTGGATTACCATGACTATAATCCATAAAATAATCTTTTGGCATCCAAGAAGGAAGAGCTGTCTCAAGAGGATTATAATCTTGTAAATAAGAACGTTCGTGAGGAGTAAAACGACGGATTGCTTCTGTAGAAAAAAATCCGCCACCAAGATTCATATGATCCCACAGCCAAGACTCAGAACTAAGTTCAGCACCCATAGTTGCTAAAGTTTGTTTATTCTCAAAAATTTCTTCTCTACCTGTCAATTTATTCTGTATCGCTCCTTCTGCAAATCCAACAAGACCAACAGCTTCTCGTCTTCTATAATTAAGTTCATTGAATAATTGACTAGCAGAATCTGGCGAAATAGGAGCACCAGCTTGTAATCCACCAAGTTGATAAACAGGTTCAAGATCACTTCTTTTTGGATGATGAATAACAGTACCGTCTTTATTCATCCATTCTTCTGGACGTACTAATTTCCGTGGCTTCAACATTTTGCCTATAGTTGCAGCAAACAAAGGACCAATGAAAGGAATATCTTCTCCATATGTTTTCGTTAAAGGAGCAGGACGATCATATTGATGTTCTATTTCATATGCATATTTCCATTCATCAGATCCAAAAATAGCTTTAACAGGATTCATGATAGGATCATGTTCCCAACGTTTTTCTTCATCTCCCCATAATCCTTTTTGATAAGAACGGCTACCTAAACGAGCCATGAAATGTTGTCGATAGTAGTCAACTTTACCACCTGCATAACTACTACTATTATGAACAAGAAAAGTACCTGCTACAAATAAATGATCTGAGTGACTTACTTCAAAATCATAAACAATATCATCATATTCTTCTATAGATATAGACTGGACTTTGACAAATAATTTATTATCAAACCATCTAAATAGATTGTGAAACCCACGTCCGCTATATTCTTTATCTGGTCTCCAACGAAGTTTATATCGGCCTCTATAATTATTTGACTCAAACCTGTCTATGGTAGGATAATATCCTTCTGTCAAAAGTATTGTCTGAATATTGACCAATAACTCTTTTCTACAAGAACTAATAATTCTAGTATTATTTTCTAAATGCCCATCGCCTCTCCAATAACCTTCAATTAATTGTTCTTTAAAATTTTTCGGCGCAGACATAAAAATAGAAGGAAACAACTTATCCTGTTTTCTGTCTGAATGATAAAACAATTCAAAGAACACACGAGCCAATAATGAGCTACAGATTCGAACAACCCAGCAGCCTTTGTCTGTTTTCTTATTTCCTTTCTTAAATCTTACCGTTGGGATTATATTAAATTCTTTTTCAGAAATAGAAATAATATCATCAACTATCCATCTTTCTGATTTAGCATGAACGGTTTCAATCATATGAGGAATGTCGTTTTTATAAGACAAATTCCCCTCTGCTAAGTAATATCCAAACAGCCGACCAAGTTCTGGTGTTAATTGAATTTCTCTAGGAATCGATGAACCTCTAGATCTTCGTATTTTTTCAGAATGCCAATTCTTCTGCGCTGGATAAATATTTTCTTTGTCGAGAAGATACAAGCCTACCTTGATATAGTCTTCAGTATTTATAGATAAAAGATTAGTATATAATGCTGGCAATGGAATCTGAACAAACTCTCCGACATTAATATCTTTTGCTTCTTTTCTAACTAAGATATAGTCATAAAAGTGTTCATTCGTTAATACAGGGACTTTATGATTTCCTGTTATAGAAGTTGATTTGTTTTTGTCATAAGCGGTAAAAACTGAATAAATTAAACCAGAATGGCTTCTTGTCCAAACATTCAAAACTTTTGATATATTCCCATCTGAATCTAACAGACCATCTCCAACTTGTATTTCTTTGGCTAGTTTAGTTTTCCCGAAATCTGTAATGATTTCAGTATCTTGCGAGAGGCAGCGACCGAACTCCCACCAACGTCCTTTTCTTATACCTACCTCTTCTTCACCAGAATACCACTTTTGAAGTTGTTTTTCAGTTTCGTCAGAACCAAGTATATTCAGTCCAGGAATAGCAGCTAATATATTACCCGATAGTAAAGAAGCTCCAGAGGATACAGCTGTCCAAGTAGCAAGACCAGCTAAAGCTCCTACTGCAGCAGGACTTTTTGAAAGATGTTTACCTATTCCAGGAATCTTAGCTAACTTACTTCCAAGTCCTGAGGTAAATTTTTCAGCAAATTTTAACTTTCTTTCACTTCTAAGTTGACCAAAGACTTCATGCATTGGTATTTTTTTAGAAAATCCTACTATAGCGGAATCTTTTGCAAATCCAGCATAACTCCATAAACCACCAGCTAAAGCACCAACTCCAGTACTTGCTAACATAGCCTCTGGAGTAATTAAACCAGGAGTAATTTTATTCTGTTTTTGTAATTGTTCGGTTAAACCAATATTATCAGAAACTTTTGCTCTTGTTATATTTGCATCAGCTACATAACTAGCAGCTCCATGAAAAAATCCTTTTTCGAATCGTGGAGATAAAGCAGTGTAAAGACCAACAGCAGCACCAGCAACACCAGCTTTAGCATTGAATCCTTGTATTCCTCTTTTAAGAAGAAATCCTCCTAAAGCAGCTCCTCCAGCTGTTCCTACAACAGTAGCAGCAGACTGATTATTAGCTCTAAGATAATCATAATATTCAGTACCTTTCCAAATAGCCATAGCCGCAATACCTTTTTTGATATAGCGACCCCACATTTGCATAGAGGTACCTTGTTCGATAGCCATAGAACGAACAAAAGGAATTTTTTCTAATTGTTTTCCAAGACCAGGTATTTCAAAAGGTTTTTGTAATAAATTATTTAATCTACCAACAGTTGTTGCTGCTTTTGCTCTTACGTATGTAGAGACAAGTTCTGCTTTAGCAATTCTTTGTGAAGTTGTTTCTGATAAAAGTATTTTTTTATCGAAAATATTTACTTCAGATCTAAGTTTAGTGATAAGAGGAATTTTAGGTTGTCTAATTCTATTCTCTGGGAATTTCTTCCATTCATCAAAAGAGATTCCTTGTTTCCTAGCAGTAGCTTCCCACTCAGAAAATAAAGCTCCTTCTCCTATCGATAGATCTTCTGATATTTTTGTTCCAGTTATTCTAGCAAAATAATCTACTATTGCTTCTCCACGTTGTGTACCAGAAGCAGTATTAAGAGAGAAACCTACAAGTTTATTATCAGCATCATAAACAGAGCCAATAACACTTCCAGTTCTTTTGATAGTTCCACCAGCAGATCCTTCTCCTAATCTATTACGAAGATAATCTCCATAAGAACCACGTGACTGCATCATTTCTGGTGTAATCGTAGTTTTAGACCATGTCTCTAAAGGAGATAAAAATTCAGAAGTACGAAAAGTTCTTAGTACCGCACCAGGAGATCCAGTCTCTACACTACGTATAGCAGAAATATAATTATCCCATATACGACCTGTTTTTGTATGAATGAATCCAGTAGCTCCCATACCTGTAGCTACACCTAATGCACCAGCACTACCTATTAGGCTTTCACCTGGTTGAGATGGCTGATCTCCTCTTGCTACCGTTCCTCTTGGATCTTTATAAATTGACACAAAACTCACCTACCATTTAATTTTTCTAATCTTGCTAAATGAGCTTCTTTCTTTGCTTTATACGCAGGATCATCATGTAAATTATAGGCTACTTTAGCTGGCATTGCATTCTCTTCTCTCTGCATTTTTTTTCCATCATTAATAAGAGCATCTAAATCTATAGAACCATTTGTTGTTGTTCTTACATTATCAGGTGACATCTTTCCAGGTCCAGCTGGTCCCATAGGAATACGAGGAAGTCTAGGTTTTTTGCTTTCTTCAGGAGAAGAAAAAGAGTAAGGTTCTGATACGAGTCCTGCTTCTAACATCATTACTTCAGCATTTATAAATAGTTCAGTAAGAGATTGATAATCTAATTCACCAAGAGATTCAAATGTATATCCACTAAAAACTGAACAAATTATTCTTTTCATAAAAAGGACTGGATCTCCAGTTTGACTTCTGAAAGTACTAAATAATTCTTCTGTATATTGTATCATATTGTCTTGTATACCTGACAAATATAGAATTACTTGCGATATACTTTCTACTATACCAGCAGGAATGTCATCGTTAAAAGCTAATTCTTTATCCACTACACATTCTCTAAATAAATATTCATTAAAAGTAACTTTATCTGAAGAAGTTTCTGAAAGAATTAAAGCAGCACTATATTGTCTAGCTCTAGTAATAGACGGTAGCTTAAAAGGAACTTCACCCCAATTAGGAAATTTCGCTATAAAGAGATGTCCTTTGCCTTGCTCCTGTAGATGAAGCAGTCTCATAGTCTTATAACTTAATTGTCATTTGAGCAAGTGCTTCAGGATTAAGAAACATACTATTTAACCTAATTTGATCACTCAAGGTAGAAATTAATCCAGCAGGTAATTTTGGTTTATCTAAAGGACTAATATGTGGATATAACAAACATTTATCGAAAACATATTCTTCTGTTTCCATTGGACTCATCTTTATGAATTGTTCTTCTGTTTGCATTCTCATCCATTCAAGTCTTTTTAAATAACGATAAATATAAGTTTTTTCTGCAATAGTAATAACAAAGATATCATTATGTTGTGCTTTCCATTGAGTAAGTTGTACTGCAGTAGGAGCGTCTTCGTATCGTTCTGCTAAAAAATCAGCAACTTGTGCTAATCTTTCAGCTGGATCATCAGAAAGAAAAAATTCTTTTTCTGTTTCTTCTACTTCTTCTGTCGAAGCTATTTCTGCTTCTACCATTTGTTCTTGCTGATTATTTTCTTCTGTTTTCCCAAAAGCTGCTTTTGGATCTTGGCCTTGCTTACCTGGCATATTCTTAGTCATTTTTTAACTCCTATCTAGTTAAACGCGATTACGCGCTATAAATGAATATGATTCTAATACTGGTTGTCCACCAACTATAATTTGTTTAGACTCACCAGTGAAAGATACATCAAGAAGTTTTTGTACAGTATGATTTACTGTATCTGGAGCTTCCATATCTCCATATGTTATTGTTATATCAACAGGGGGGTATTGGTCAAGTCTTCTAAGTGCTAATTCTTCATCAGAGTCAATCCATTCAGCATCATGAGAAAGAGATTCTTTATTAAGAGATTGTCTACTTCTAGGACTATTTATGTTAGATCCATACCAGACAACATCTTCAAATACTTCTGCTATATCTTCAAATGTACTATCGTCTAAAGCATCTAACTGTTTGATTAAACCCGCAGGTAGTTTTCTATTAGGATCTTTTGCAAACTGACTAATTGCTTGTTCTATATTATAGTATTGATTTATTTTTTGATGTGCCGAACCAGCAGAATTAGATAAACTTTCAAAACCACCTTGGTTACGAATAACTACATCTCCATAACCATCTTTACTACCTCTTCTAGAAGTAATAAGCCCAGCTTTTCCTTTACCAGCTTTATCCCATTGTTTCTGTCGTTGAACAAGATTATGATATCTCAAAGCAGGTTTTAAAATATACTGAGTCTCTTTAAAAGCTACAGTAAGATCACCAGTAATAAAAGTATGACCTTTAGCTGTGAATGCAAAATATTCAGATCCAAAACCATAAATAGGAATTCTATTTGCACTAACTTGATAGCTAATAGCAACTGCATTATCAATTAAGATATCACCCATTAACACCTGAATTTGTGATCCAGAGTACCAATCGGCTTCATAAGTAATAAGCCCTGCGTCTCGATGAGCAAAAGATTCTTCTGTATTTGGATCTCTTAATGCCATTAGATATACGGATTCCTTCTTTTAATAACAGCCATTTCATGGTCTGCGTATTCTTCTCTTCTTAATTGACTAGCAGTCTTTGGTTTATATTTCTCTGTTAAAGCATTTGTTTCTACATCTGTTTCTCTTTTTAAAGTATCTCTAATAGGATCAATATCTCTAGCTACATATTGAACAACAGATTCTGAGAATAAATCTTCGATCGAGAAAGTACCACCTTCTGATTGGAACTCTACTCCATATAAATTCATATAAGAGACAGAACCAAACTCATTAGCAAACATAAGAGTTATATCAAGAGGAGGTAATTGATCAATTAACATTGTTGTATCTCTATAATAATCATGATCTGCTTCTTTATGACCTGTACTATATGGACTTAATCCCCAGTCTAATATATCTTGAAAAGCATGTCTATCAAACATAGTAAAAATCATAGAGCCAGCAATAGTTCTTGGTCCTCTTACGTAAGCACGAGGATATACAGATCCTAAAAATCTAATTGGAGTCTTCTCTCTGAATATAGACCAACTAAGAGTTTGGCAAGTCCCTAATGTAAGTGTCAATGTTCCTCTATTGTTTTTAGTCATTAATTCTTCAAGTTTAGTTTTTCTTTCATACATTGAAGTTTTTTGATTAGTAATTTCTTGTATAGTATTAATAGCACCAAATGTCGTTTGATAAGTTGGTGACTTTGGATTTAGACGAGTTCTTAATTCTCGATCTACTCTAAATTGAGCTTCTGCTAAAACTTTCTCTGCTCTTTTTTGTCTTAAATCAGCATCATCAATACGAGCATTTATCTTATCAATTTCAAGTTTAAGAGCAGTAAGATTAACAGGAAGATTAACTACAACACGAATATCAGCACCAGAATAACTACTATTTAGGAATCCAGATCCCACAGCAGCTGTATGCGTGCCATCTTCGGTTATACCAGCAAGTCTATTAGGACCTTGTCCAGCTTTACGACTAGAGTTATTTTCTAGCATTAAAACTCCTAAAGAAAAAGTATCGAGGGGCTAGAAAAACCTAACCCCTCAATACTAGTAAGAAATTACCCTTGATTTCCATTACTTGCCGCAATTAACTCATCACGAAGATCAGCTTCATAGCGCCAAGGTAGAATACCCTGAGCGATATATGTGTAACTGTGCTCTGATACAATATCATCAATAGAGACACCATAACCAGAGTTAAGTAGTTCTACGCCAAGAATTTGCATAGAAGCAATTGCTCCATATTCATTAGCTGCTGCGAGAACAACATCGAATGGAGGGATTTGATCTGGATACCAAGGAGTCGCAACTTCTTGATCTGTAAAAACAGTTGTACCAAGATCTGTTTCTTGATTCTGAGCAGCCGCACCAGCAACATTAATACTACCTGCACCAGCAATAGCTGGAGTAGAAGTAGAAGGATTGGTAAGCGGTTTACTCTGACCTGCTTTATATTGTGGGCGTAAATCATCAATATCACTTAAGAATTTAAGGTTGCTCATTTCTTCAATCAGTGGCTCAGAGTCAAACTGAATAAATACTAAACTTCCTGCAATACCTCTCTTACCACGAGCAAATGCACGAGGATCCGCGCTGCCCATAGTATAAATAGGTGCTTTCTCACGTGAGATTGAGTAACTGATTCCCTGGAGAGTACCAATAGACTTCGTACCGAAGACTGCTTTGATATCTACGCCAGCGAAACTGTTATAACCTCTAGTGAATTCACTTCTAATAGCCATAATTATAACCTCCTAACGTAGACTTATTCTTTTGCCAAAGAAATAGTCACTGTAATTTCACGTAGTTCGAAAGCAGGAACTAGCACTAATGCAATTTCTGCTTTACCTTGTACTCTCATATCAGCAGTCTGATAAATATCAAACTCTTTATATGCGTTTAGGTAACCAGCTTGTTTTGCTCTAAGGAGAACATTATCAACAGCTGTGTGCATTGCGGCTTTGCTAGCATCTGTTGTTCCTTCACCAATAAATGGATCTAGAGCAATTCGAACTGCATCAATTATATCTTTAACGATTCTTACTGTACTAAGACGTTTATAGTCAGAGCCTGGCAAAGAAGCTGTTGGTGCATCTGCAATAACAACACCTTGAGCTTTATTACGTAAAGATACATACCCATGTTTAGATAATAAATCTAACTTACGAATACCAACTTTATAATAAAGTCGAACAGGACCGGCTAGTTTATTAGTCGGAGCACTATTCGGAGCAAGGACAGAATAGTAACCACCATAGCTAGGAGCATAGGTAGCTCTGTATCCACCTTGTAAGTAATCGTTGTATAAATAAGGATGATCTACACAAATACTAATATATTTACCCAAATCAATTGGATAATCATTATCATCGATAATCTCAGAACCATCCATGAATTCAGTATCAGTAGCAATCATTCCTCCACCATATTCACCAGAACGATAATCAGCTTTTCCTGCCATAAATTTATTACCAAGAAGACCTTTACCATCATCTATAGCGCTTGCTATGTAAAGTAAGCCTGTAGTATTATCTATAGTGTAAGTAGGTTCTTCACCTAACCAATTAGCAATATCTGCTAAACCAGCTGAAGCTGGAGGACGAACACCAATAACACCAGTTGCATCTACATTATTTGTACTGTATTCAAATAAGAATCTAGCTAATTGATATGCAAAATTAACCTCATGATAATCTTCTTCTGATAAAGAAGTTCCATCAATTTTAAGTGTTGCGCTAGCAGAACCAATACCAGCTGGATAAATATCAGCAGTAAAGTTTACACTTGTGGGCTCGGAAAATTTCCACCAAAAGTAATAAGATCCAAGATATTCTTCGACATATACTTTACCAAGACCATCCAAAGATAGACCTGGTTTGTAATCGCCAGCAGTTGGATACGTATTTGTCCCGTTATCACTAACAGGAGCTCTTTTTGCTAAAGCTAGACCAAGTCCTTGATCAACTAAGTTATAATCATCAAGATAAATGTCCATAGGAACAATTACATCAAATTGATACTCAGCAAGTAATTTATATGCTGTGTATAATTTTTCATATAGTTCCATACGACTCAGACTTGTTCCATCAGTACCAGCAACATAAGTATAATCACTAGTACTAGGTGCTGTTGCAACAACGTCTTCTAGGGCAACTGGAGTACTTGGAGTACCAACATTATCCCAGTAACCTGCTGATTGAGCATTATCTCTGTAACCACTAACGATTACATCATCTGTATCAATCGGTGTAGTGGAATCATTGTCATAAACAACAGTTCCAAGTTCTAAATCTGTAACGATTAAACGATCCGTATTATCGTCATAATAAACGCCATATACGCTACCAGCAGTATCGTCTTCCATGAATGTAGTAATAGTGTATCCAGTGCCTTGACTAGCTTCTCCACCAAGTCCTTCTAGTACTGCTGCAGTTGCACCAATACGAAAAAGAGAGATCTCTTGTGCGCCAGCTTTCTTTGCCTCGTACATACCTCTTATTAAAGTTCCTTGTAGTCCAAACTCACCTTTTGCAAGGGAAGTATTACGTACTAAATAAGGAGAACTTCCTTGACCTTTAGCAGAAGTACCAAGGATTAGAACTCTAGGAGCAGGAGAACCAGCTTCTGGAGCTAAACCACCATCATTTTTTTCAACTACGATACCAGGCAGGTATTGAAGTTTAGGTACATTAGCCATATTAAATTACCTCCTTAACCTGTAAGTACTTATATTGATGTATCAACATCTAATGCAAGTACAACCTGTTTAAGCTCTTGAGTCCCAAAGTGCATTATATCTTCTGATCTTACATAATAAGAAACAGGATATTTTGTTATCGTACCATATCCATCGATTTCAACTCTTTCTCTATCCCCTACTCCTCGTTCTACTACTTTGTATCCAGACATCTCGAAATACCAAAGATATTGGTCTATTGTCTTTGTAAACCAAATCAAACGCTGACGCGCTTGCTTGTTAGTCTTTGCGTAGACATTAAATCTGATACTATTATCATAAAACTTTCCAGCTGAAACTAATGTCTCACCAGGGCGATCGTTATGAGCTTTAATACTCCTAATATGGTGTCTCACTTCTCTGTGTGTTCCTGTACCGGCGGGGCCTTGGGAAAACTGACCGGGACTCCTTGCTTGAATATAAAAAGTTATTGTTTCTGTATCTATCTTCTCAGGAGGATCTTCCTCCACAAAAAGTACCATTTTATCTCTATCTATATTTTCAGTCAGTTGCTTCGAGATTAAAGCTTTATGAACAAGAGGAAAAAATTCATTTATTTCTCCACCTATCGGTATCTTGTTATTGACTGCCAGATCGCTCTGATATTTTCTAACCAAAAAACTAATAATGCCATCAACACCCTTATTATTAAATGCGGGTGGTAGGTTCATGTTGTCTAGATGTGTTACCATACCAAATCGACCATTGTTTCTCTAGCTCTGCTCTGCATCGCCAGTATTCAATTCTCCCTGTATCAGATCTGAAAGCATCTACTTTCATATTTTTATAATACAGTTCGCGTGTTAAAGGAGCTATTGGACGACCTTCTTCGTCTCTTTTCAATTCTATTATCCAATCAGAACTCCTTGGATTTTCAAAATACTCCATATAGAAGTAAACTTCATCTTTCTTAGATAAAGTATCATCATCTTTATAATACACTATCTTACGCTCATCCCAAAGGAAACCCATACCTAAACATGTTCTACAATAAAAATCTTCATCAGGTTCATCTGTAATAGAATCTCTACAGAGACATTTGATTGGATTACCATCAACATCTCTTCTTACTACTCTGATTAGACCAATACGACCTTTAGCAATTTCATCAGGAGCTCCATAAAGAAGTTTATGCATTTCTTCTCTAAGATCTATCTCTACTCTCGAAGTCATGATAGGCCATGGATTAGAACTATCTGAAACAGATATTCTTGTCGGATATAAATCATCCCAAGGATTTTGTGTCATTAACGTCTTTTCCTAAAGTTTTTAACCCAACGTCTGGCAGTCATTGGTGTATTTATATTACCAGCTGATATGGTTGTATTTCCTACTCCAGGCATAGAAGTAGGTAACCATAATCTTCCAACTGTAATCGCATCTTCTGCAGTTGCTCCTTTTACAGAATGACCTGGTTTAAGACTTGTATAAGGAGATAATTCTCCTCCTGATTGTACTACAGGTTCCCATTTAGCAATACACTCTCTCAGCTCCTTAAGTTTACTATCAGCCGAGTAGCCTCCTTCTCCTCTCTTGACAGATAAATCACCTAATGTTTTAGACATATTATCGCCAGGACCAAAACCTTGAGAACCAGAAACGAGCATTAATTCAGCAAGACAAGTTGCTAATTCTCTTTTAGCAAAAGATAAATATGTTGCAGATTGTGAGGATGTAGGCATGAATGATATTGCATCTACATAGAGACTAGCTTCGAAAATAGCAAACATAATAGTTTCATTTGGAACAGAAGTAATAAGAGGACCTAAATCAAAACGAATACGTCTTATACTAGAATATAAAGGATTATATGTTGTTGTATAATACCAAGAATATTCAATAGAATTTTCTCCTTTTGTATTTTTAATACCAGTTCCAACATTAACTTTTATAATGTTATTCCATAAAATTTGATCTGGATCTATGATCAATGTAACTACAGATCCAACTTGTTCTATAGAAAAACTTAGATTTCCATTAGAGGGAATCGTTGGATCTCCATCTACTGAGTCTGCAATAACAGAAAAGTTTTCAGGAATAACAGTTTCAATATCTGGACTTTCTGTAAAATTAATAATTATATTTTGATGACTAATATCTATAGAATATTCTCTTGCGGAAGGAGAAGTAGATAAAACACCAAAGCTTCTTCCAATGCCAACTGTTCCTTCTACTGTAATATCTTCAATACCAGATGTTGATGAAGTAGAAGGAGGAATAATTATAGAACCACTACCTGTCTCGAATGTCCAACTATAATTATTTTCTAACATTATAGAAGGTACACATTTAACAGTAAAAGTATCTCCAGCATTAAAAACACCATCTGGATTACAAATAACCCATACACCTTTAGTGATCTGGCGTCTACCTGTAGTAGTAATACCAGGAAAGGTATTTAATGGATCATCAGAATCCCACCAGATGTATTCTGCATTTCCTGTCGATCCTTCTGAAGTAATCTCTACAATATAAGTTTTAGCAGTTTCTCTAGTAAACCCACCTTTAAATTCTAAGATACCAGTACCAGTTTTAATAGATTCTGTATCGAATACAGTTCTAGTACGAACACCGATATCATATTCATCAGTAGGCGTTTCATCTCCAGCTAAAAGGACAGTATATCCTACGCCAGGATGTAAAGGTTGAGAAGGAGTAAAAGTTACTTCTGTTCTATATAGACTACCATCACCATCTGTATCTTCTATATCAATTTCATCTAATCCAGATATAGATATTCTTTTAAATGAAAATGTTCCTTCAACATAAGCTCCAGTATATGGAGAATTAAGAATTTGTTGATCTTCGATTCCTGGTTCGTCTAATGGTGTGAAATCTCTACCAAAGATAAAATCTTTAGTAGGTCCAATAAGAATTAGACTACCAGAATTAATATGCTCTTCATCCATTGCTTGATCGAACAAGACAGTTATCTTATCACCGATCACAACACCCTTTGCATTATTAGCAGGGTATACATTCACAATATTAGGTATTGTAGCCATTAGTCTTCTACCACCTCAAAAGAACAAGCTATAGCTTCTTCTGGATTCATAGAAATTATCTCTGATTGATCTTCTGATGCTTTTTTAAGCAAACCAGCTTTTTCAGCTAAAGCTTTAAAATCTGATATTTTCATTATTTTAATCTCAGAGACATTTTCCTCTAGTTCGAAAACATCAACATTTACATTTTCTTGTTTTTTATCAAAGTATTGCTCCATATCTATATTATTCATTTTACTATTCTCCCTCTGGAATAGCTAGGAAAGAATTTTCTAAAAAAGCAATTAATGTCTTTCTAGACTTTGGCAAAGCTTTCTCTAGTTCAATAGTTTTCATAATGATTCTCTTAGTTTTCTTATCTTTAGGCAGAGAAGAAATTACTTGCTTGATAATATTAATTGGCTGACTAATTAAATCAATAGCAGCATCTATATCTTCTTTTGTAGGTTCTAGAGAATTAATCTTTGGCTCTTCCTTTATTATTTCTTTTAATTGCACTTCCTCTATTCCAGAATTATCTACATTAGGGACTATCCATCTAGAGTCTGAATCTGGAAGATCTACAATATCAATTAATCCAAAAACACTTTGTGCTTTTCTAATAGCTCTTTGTAAAGAAAAATCAATTACATCAAAATCAAAAGGATTTGTTTCTATGTTATTTTTATTTAATAAAAAAGGACCTGCTCTCCATTCGGAATTAATTTTTTTAATAACTAATTTAACTACTCTCATATTATTCTCCTTCTGGAATAATAGCTAGAAATTTTTCTTCTAACATATCAAGAACAGATTTTCTCTTCTTACCTTTATTCTCTACTCTAATACATCCTAGTAAAAATCTTTTAGATGCTACAGAAAGAACTAAACTTCCTATATAGATTTCAATAGATTGAACTTTTTTAAACATAAGTTTACGAGCTTCTTTCATATCATCTTCTGTTGGTTCATATTCTTCATTGATCTTTGGTGGATTCATATTTATGATATCTTCTTGTGTTTGACGAACAGATTCATTCTCTTGAATAGGAATGGTCATTATTCTAGGTGTGTACTGATATTGTTGTCCTGGTAATTCATAATAAGGAGCAGTAGAAGGTTCTATTACAAACAAAGGTTCATTTGTATTGCCGACTTCAATCATTTGAATCTGACCAGTAACATTAACAGAACTATAAATGCGTTCACGTCCTTCTTGATAAACTGCATCAAAATCAAATGGTTTACTCGTATCTTCGAAAGGAGTTAAATGGATATTATCCATGAACCAGAAAGCATTTGGTTGTGTAGTCCTAAGTTTTACTATTCTCATGATATCCTCATCTCTGCTTATTATAAAGCAGTTAGAATAAAAAGAGGGGCGAAGCGATTACGCCCCGCCCCTCTAGGGTTTAGCTATATAGCATCTCTTATAAACCAGAGATAGCAACGGTTGGATCAATAGGACCGTCAATCGCACCAGACGAACCGATAGTTGCCTGTAGAGGCAGAGCAATCTCATTTGGTACAGAAGGAACATTTCTAAGGACACCAATCGCAAGACCATCATGATAGATACCAAAAGTATAACGCTCACGCAATTTTACTTTAGTAATATCAGTTGATTTGTCTTCCCATTCGTCTACCATTACATCTTCTTCTACAATTAAAGCACCAAGATTGGAGCTATCGAAGATCATGATATCCGCAACATTTCTGTCGGGATCGAAAGGACAAAAAGGACTAACAAGAACACGAAGAGGATAAGGGAAGTATCCAGGTACTGTGGCCCCACCCTTCATGTTCTGATCCATCTCGCTAGTTCTTGTAGCAGTTGCACTTGCAGCATTTCCACCAGGAGTGTAAGTGTTTGCAGATGTTTTGCCAAGTCCACCTTGTGAAGCTGCATCCCATGGACGACTGCTTTTAGGCATGTTACGAGGTTGGAACCATTGTCCATTACCAGTATTCTTCACAATAGTTTGAAGCAGAGGATCCGCCATCCACATTGCCCAAGTCATTGGGTGCATAAGCAATGTATCAGGAGTAAAGCCTTGCATCATAATAAAAGCATATGCTTTCAGCAAGTCTTCCATGCGACAAGAACCATTACCAGTTCCATTAAGCGCACGACCTGTACATGTGCCATATACAGAAGTTGTAGGATATCTATTATCAAAGAGTGTAACACCCATTGCAGAAATAAATTCCATACCTTTTTTCTCTTTGTGGCGATCTAATGCCCTACGTGCAGCACGCAGATGCAAATTGATTACGTCAAACTGAGAATTACGTCTCATTTCTTCAGTAATCTTGAAGGCAAGACCAGTTTTTCCGACTGTTACAGTCATAGTACCTGGTGCTACATTCAAGCTCTGTTCTGGATATGCTTGACCTTCTGCAAGATCAAAAGCTACCAGTGCGCCGATTGCGGGAAAAGTGATACGAACTCCAGGCTCATAGTTTACTCTATCTAAGAGAGATTCAACAATTAGCATAGGCTCTACTGGCTCACGAACTACTTCTTCGATTACCATAGGCAGCCAATGACGAGCATTAGGTACTGCAATAACATCAGACCAAGTTACTTTTTCACCTAAAGGTTCATTGTAACCATTATTTAGCCATGTGTCACGGAATAGTTTGTATCCTTTTTGAAGGTCGCCATCTGCGAATGCTGTATTATAATCAAATTTAGCCATAACAGTGACCTCCTTTTATCGCTTAATAAAGTTCACGATAAGAACTTTTTCAGCGGAGTTAGTATAAGTTAATTGATCAGAGCGACCTCCTGTAGCAGAACCCGGTGTCTGCATAACAGCTGTGGCACTCATACCTGTTTGTGCATTAGGAGAAGAAATCCCACCTGCATACGCAGTACGTACTCTGTCAAGATAATCACGTGGATATTCAATACTGTTAAGAACCTGGCCAATAATACCAGCTTCATAATTAGCAATACCTTGCTCAAGCTGAGCAGAGATAGCTGCATCAGCAGCGGCACTATAATCAGGATCTGCAGAATATGCAGCACCACCAGAAGTATATCCTTGTGCATTAGCGATATCAAGTTCTGCTTTTATCAAGTTACTATTAGTATCATAAGTAACAAGGTCTCCCTCGTTAATGTTACCAGTAGCACAGAAATAAGAAGAAACTCGAGCTGCACCAGCTACACTTGCATAGTTATAATAATCAATAGTACTACCAACAGCCCAACCAGTAGGAATAGCGTCTCCGCCAGCTTCATACAAGAATAGCACACCAACAGCATAATCGATATAATAGTCGCCAGAAGCTGTAACAGCACTGATGCTATCTTTCTCATTAACTAATCCACCAGTCACAGAAGATGTAATAGGTGTACTTCCTGTATTATGAGCAACTGGATAGTTATCAAATACATAAGCAACTATACTATCACCAGCAGTAACAGATGAAGAATAACGATCGCTATCATTGATTTGTGTTGAGTTATACCAACCTTTAGTTCCAAAACCATTAGCAGACAGAGCAGTGCTTGCACCACCAGTATTATCATTAGCCATTGTCTCAGTTGCAGAAGCAGCTGGAGTCAATGGAGCTACCATAACATAGTCACAAGTTACTGCGACCAATTCTTGTGGTTTGAAATTATGATAAGTATATGTACTAGGATTGCGTACATTTGAGCCAGCAGCTTGGTAATAATTGTAAGATGCATAGCCAATTGGATGAGAAATAAAATCCATAGCTCTCTCTGTTGCTTTGATCAAACCACGTGCAATAAGAGCAGCAGTAATTTCGGCCTCACTATAACTTTGAGTGCTTGCAACAGCAGCTCCAGTTGTGAGATCGATCGTACCAGCAGCAACATCATCAGCTGTATAAGCGAGAACATCAGTACCTCCAGGAGTCCAAGCTTTCTTGTATCCTGATAGTACTAAATTCTTCTCGCGATCTACAGAGATGATTTTACCAGAAGAAACTACGAACCAAGAGTTAAGCTCTCTTTCATAGCGAACAACTGGAAGCCAACTAGCAACCTGCGCTTCAAAGTGCGGACGATGAGATTCAGACCAATCCACATTAGGAGTGATGCGGCCCATTTCATCGTAAAATTTGTGGTTGGATACATATCCTCTATTTATAGTCATGTGTCCTAACCTCCTCAGTTATTAACGGTCAATTACTTGTCAGCTTGTTTGACTGGCAAGAGTGTTTCCCATTCAACGGAATCTCTAAGAATTCCTTTTGTTATCATTCTATCATAAAGCGACTTAGCTTGGTAGAAATCTTTATCTTCTAAATGCTCTTTAATTCTTTCTATAATCGCTTTTTCGGTTTTTGATAGTCCATCAGGTGCTTGATCATTATCAGCATCATTACTGATAGTAGGATCTTTTACTTGAGTATTTGGATTATCATTAACCATTCCATTATCCATTTTAGCAAAAATTTCATTTAAGTCCACACTATCTGTGAAATTATTAAATTGTTTATCGAAATCTTCAGCTTCTCCAAGAGCTTTTGTAGCATCTCCAAGATTATTTGACTTTTTTGCCAAAACAGCAGCAACAGCTGCATATCTTGTTTTTGCTTCTCTTAGATCTTGTCCTATTCGTACAGATTCGTCAACTAATAGTTTGTAATTAGCAAATTCATTTCTTAGTTCATCACGAAGAACACTAATTGTAGATTTAGAATTTTCTAGATCTTTAATAGCATCTTCTTTGCTTTTTTTAGCTTCTTCAGCATCTTTCAGATGAGTAGCACATTCACTACATTCACGTTTAACAGTCAAACCACGTTTGACCATTTCGGCTTCTGTCTTATGAAATGTACTTCTAAGATCTTCATCAGAAAACTTATCTATAGTTAATTTCTCTACAACTAATTCTTTGTTACTTTCAGAATCAGAAGTATTAACTTCTGGCTCTTTATATCCAAGAATTTCTTCTTTTACTGTTATAGCAGCAAGAATTTTATCCTTGTCTATTGTTCCCTCATATCGATCCAAAAAACGTTTAGTGGCTGTAATATGTGCAGAATCTGGCACTGGAAAAGATTGATCAGGTCCACAAAAAGTAGAACTTGTAAGACCAGCACGTTGTTCATTACTAAGTACTGTATCTTTCATTTCTTCTTCTGTTAATAAACCGTCCTTAACCATTGCTTTAAATTCTTTAATGATTTCACTATAGATTTCATCTGCATTGATCTTATCACTATTAGTTTTAGAATCTTTAAAGGGTTCTACTGGATTACCATCTGCATCTAACTTAATGTCTTCCGCTTTAGGCGTTTTATCCTTTTTCATAGGTATTCCTCCTTCAGAATCTTTAATCTCCCACACCATGTTCCTGATAGGATATACAGCAGTGTCAGAGAAAACTTGTGTTTGTTTTTCAGAATCATTCATACTAGAATCTATAATTGTAATTGCAGTATGTGGATCTGCATCAAAATTTACCAAGCTACATTCTCTGAAATTCATATCACCAGGAATCAAAAGCATACGTTCTTTAACGCCAGTTTCTTCATCTTCGTAAATTTGTCCAGGATTATGTTCGCAAGGACCATCATTATCATCAGACCAGTCTGCATTACATATACTACAAAAAGCATGATTGGTTCCAAAACTTACTGATACGGAATCAAAACGGTTATCTTTAACCATCTCAATTGCTTTAGGATCTAAGATCTCTGCATCAAGACGAATATATCCTAATCCTTCCCAGTCTTCTTCATATACAAAATCGTTTTGTAAGAATTTGCTAGCAGCTCTTATTTGTTTCTTCAGAGGAATTGTACTATCTGTAAGTAGATTAACTTCTTCTGAATCCATTAGGTTCTCTGGTATGGTACTAACGTATTCAACACCACGAACTTTTCCTACTGGATCCTGATCTCCACCAAACATTCCTCCGCCATGATGTTTTAAGATAGGAGCTGTCTTTCCTTTTCTACCAAGAAAAGTTGTTGCTCCATCTTTCATTTTGGATGGGAGATAAAATCTATTATTACGATTTCCTATAGCAGCATGAGTTGCCTCCATACTAACCCAAAGACCTTTCTTTGTATTAGTATCTATGAATGCGTCATTCCATGCAAGTTTCTGTTCCTCTGAAGGTTGTACAATTTTATAACAATCTGTAAAAATTACTTTTTTAGTCATAATAGTAAAAACCTCCAATAGTTATCTATCTACTCTCTTTAAAATACATCTACAATGTGGATGTAACGGAGGTAAGTCTTCGTAGATTATAACATCTGTTGCAGTCCACTGCAAAGTGGAATTACCACAAATACTACAATCAGAATTACCTGTTCGTTCAATTTTAATATTTTCTACGCCTTGAGCTTTATAAGCGTCTCCGCGTCCAGCATTATAAGCTCTCATTACTTCGCTTTCATCAATCATATTACTCCTATGAGCAAGAGTATCTATTACAAGCGATGCAGAAAAAGCATCTTCATCACCAAGTTCTTTAATTCCAATTACTTGGCGTTTTATACTTCTCATTAATTCATCTCTTAACTTATATACATAATATGTTATATGTTTCTCGATCTTAGAATCAGTAATATTTAATCTTATGTCCCAATAATTAATACCAGTATCATTAATACCAGTACGATATGCCCGCTTAGCATGACTGATCAGAATATCCTTGCCATGTTCAAAGCCAGATCCAATAATTGTATGAATCATATCTTCATTAAATCCATTTGAACGAATAGAACGAATAATATCATCTCTTAAACTATTGAAGACATAAGAAATAGGAGCTCTTTGTGAAAAAATAGAATCTAGACCTGGAATCTCTGGATTTACAGAATATGCATCAGAAAAATCTTTATTAGA